CTCCCTGACCTTGACCTAACCGGGATTCACTGGGTGATTGTAGGTGGTGAATCGGGCCGCAATCCTCGACCAATGAAAGAGGAGTGGGTAGAGGATATTCGGCAGCAATGTGTGCGAGCGGGTGTAGCCTTCTTCTTCAAACAGTGGGGAGGTACTAATAAGAAGGCTGCTGGTAGAGTACTTAATGGAGAGGTGTACAGTGAAATGCCTGTAGTAGCTTAAATGCAATTATAGCAGAATAAAAAAAGCCCCGTATCAACGGGGCTTTTTTATTGGCTAGTCCATTATTCATCTATCCTCTATCATATCAATCAAATCTCGTCGTTCATCCCAATGAACTACCGCACTCGTTTTTGACAACAGACTTGAATATGAACTATTTCCCCGAGTACCATATCCTGTCGCAGTTGTGTCAATGAAGCTTATTTTCTGACGTACACTCGGTTGCAAAGAACTGCCATCAACGGCTAGAAAATTCATAGTAGCCTTGGCAATGCTAGCGTCAAAGTGATACGAATCATAGCCTGTAACATATTGCACTAGGCTAACTTTATTATTTAGCCAAATCCCAGCACTAAAGTGAATTCTATCGTCAGGCCGTAGTGGCTGATTAAATTTGATATCACGGCCAGGAAAGGCACCTTCCAGAAAAGATTTTGCTTCCCTTGAGAATAGTAATCTAGAAGCAATTTCCCGGTCAGTTTCTAGAGTCATGTGTTGCGCATTCGCTACACCAGTAACGAAACTAGCCATATCATGAATTAGCGAACTAACTAATACACGATTATCGGTTTTTGTGTAAAATATTACTTTTCCATTTCTATCACTAACCCTCAGAATTTTATAATATTGCTCATAATGATTGAACGAGTTATTATAGCATTTACTAGTTTTTATATCTTCATTCTCTACATACTCACTTGTATGTAGATAACCGCCGTCAGACACAATAAATGTATTGTCTCGTTCCGTAAGGAATACAGAAACAAATTTGTCACTGATTGTTGAATGAGGCGTAACAATTTCGAGTGTCGCCCCTCGAAACTTAAAGTCCCACATCCCGGCGTAGTCGCGCGCGACCTCGCGGAACAGGTCTTCAAAACCGGGCGACATAGGCGAGGGGGTCATCTGTAACTGGTTGGGGAAATAAGCTCTGTTGTGCAGGCGCTTCCATGAGCACGGCTGGGTAGTCAGCCGATGAATGCCTAATATTAAATTCGTTGTAGAACAGAATAATACAGTTGGTAGCTTGAGAGAGCTGACGTAGTGATTCAGGGTCTGTTAGCGGTGGTGTCTTATACGCAATTCGGTGCCCTAGTTCGTCGTATCGATTAAAATGAGGCGTTGTTACTGCCTGTTCAGCTAATGGAACATCGGCATACTTATTTCGGTGCGTTGCTCCCAAAGCGTCGTAGTTTGCTAAGGGCGTACTCATGAATGAGCCTGCAAATAGCAGGAACTTAAAGCGAGGGTGCTCATTGGCCTTAACCTCTGTATGCAACATACTTGGGTATCCTGGTTGGGCTAGTTGCTCTACAGCACGCCTTTCCTCCTTCCAGTCAGGTCGGCTAGGTTTGTCTTGAACCACATAGATGTCCCCTCCTTCTGTCAGTTTTGACCCTAAGAGTAATTGCTCATACAGAGCGAAATTACTTCTCACCTCTTGGCAGACCTTATTCATTGGTTAAGAATGGATTATCTAGAAATCAGTATAAAGAAGAATTTTAAAGATTAAAAGCCTTTAAGGAAGTAGTCGCACTGGCACCACACCATAAAATTCCCGCACTTCCCAGATAGAGTGAATATCCTTCCGAGCCACAGTGAACGAACCACCTAGCCCGCCAGTAGCGTGCAGCGTCAGGCCATCAGTGTTATTGAGGTCATTTTTTAAAACAGCCTTTACTGTTACCGTCTCGTCGTAGTCCACGACACATATGGTATTATGTAGGTATTCCCACTTGCTATCTGGCACGGGCCAAGCGATTACCTGCTGGCCATCTCGTAAGCTGGGCTCCATGCTATCGCCCTCTATGTCGAACACTAGCGCGTCAGCGTAGTCCTCGGCCGTGCGGCCGGGCGGTAGGCGAAATAATACCGTGTCGAAGATATCACTGTCCTTGACGCGCTGAAGCTGTGCGTAGTTGAAGCTAGCGCGTGCCTTAAAACTGACACGACGTAGCTCAATCACAGGAATATCGGAGAGTGGGCCTACAGCTTGGACATTGCCTTGCCCCGGAGGATACGAAGAAATTTCTTGGGAATTATCGGAAATTTCAGATTTCAGCATTTCTCCCTCCCCAGTAATAAGCCAACGCTCACTCACTTCAGGGTATGCTTGCAAGATTTTTCCAGTGAGCTCAAAGCCTGGCTTAGACTTCTTCTTGCCCAAGATGTCACCAATTGTGCCAGTCGGCACCCCAACACGTTCAGCAAAGCGGGCCTGAATACCACCAGCAAGCCGTTCGATTAAAAAATTTAATCGTTCATGGACAGGCTGTTGCGTTCTTTCTACGACTTTTCTTGTATCGTTCACTTGATTTTTCTTGCTTGCTGCTAGAAATATCTAGTAGCTTTGTCATCATCAACATCAACACCAACAAGGTAAGCACATGAAAAACAACCCACCGCCACCCGGCATCCGAAAATTGATGCCCGAGGGCTTTCTCGGCACGCTGGCCGACCGCACCGGCTGCACCTCGATGCCCGACCTCTCGCAAATCGTGCTCCGCGAGCGCACCAATTCCAAGTACTGGCCCGCCGTGCTGGCCCTAGCCCAGGAAACCAACCCCCAAGGCTTTGCCACCTGGGCCGCCGCCAACCCCGATAAGGTACCCGCTGCCGTGGCGCAGGCCGCCTAGCTTCTCCCCTACCCTTTCTCTTTCACACCACAACACCTACGCTTTCACACATTCCAGCTATGGAAAAATCCCTGTTGCCCCCGCTGCCTTCCGCCCTCAAGGGCGAGAAACCGATACCGCTCACCGAGGGCCTGCTCGAAGGCGACCTGCTGCACTGCAAGGCACCGGTAGCGGGCCGCCCCAAGGGCACGGTGCTACCCGTGCTGGGCTACTGCCTCTGCGTGGATGCCCAGGGCCAGCCTTATGCCCTGCGCGCTTACGTGCCGCTCTGCCCCGAGTACGCCACCACCTACGCCGGCCGCGAAGCCGCCCGCTTCCCCGAGCCGAACCAGCGCGAGCGGTGGCTGGGCAGCATCCAGCTCTACTTCTCGGAAATCGACCTGACCGACCACGCCCACGAACTCGCGCTGGAGCGCCGCCGCGAGGGCCTCGTGATTGCCATGTACCCCGAGCGCCAGCTGCTGCGCCGGGCTGCCTAACCCTTTTTCACTTCTACCCGATGGATGGTCTGCATATCACCTTGTCTGATGAGCTTGTAGCCAGCGTGCTGGAGCGCGTAGCCGAGCGTCAGATGGCTGCCCATATCCAAACGCTGCCCGCCCCCGACGAGTGGCTGACCATCCCCGAAGCGGCGGCTTACGCCAAGCTCACCGAGGGCCACATGCGCCTGCTGGTGCTGGGCCGCCCCTACCGGGCCGCCACGCAGGGCCAGCCCGAGCGCGAGGCTGTATTGCCCAAAATCGAGCGGGGCGAAACCGGCTTCGCCAAGGGAGCTAGAGTGCGCAAGTCGGCCGTGGATGCCTACCTGACCCGGCACAGCTACCGCCACTAGCCCACAAAAAAACCGGTCGAGGGCTGTCATCCCGACCGGTTTTCTCTTCATCAAACGCTACACTTTCCTAGAGCGCCTGTGGGTGCAAAGGTAAGTACTGTCTTTCATTTTTACTTCATCTAATCTTCACTTTTGCCATGACGACCGAATTAACTGCCCCGCTGCCAACTACTTCCTTTGCCGACCTGGCCCAGCAAGTAGACCATTTCACCACCGCGCCCGACCTCGTGGCCGCCCCCGTGGCCCTGGATGGCACGGTGTACCAGACCACCAACTACGACCTGTTTCACCTGCTGCCCGAAAACCGGGTGGTAGACATGAAGCACGTCCGCAAGCTGGTGGCCATGATAACGCAGAGCAACCTGCTCCACGTGAAGCCGCTCGACGTAACGGCCGACCTGGGCGTGATTGACGGGCAGCACCGGCTGGCCGCCGCCCGCGAGTTGGGCCTGCCGGTGTACTACAAGATTGGCCAGCAGTTGAGCGAGGCCGACATCACCACCCTCAACGTAGCCCAGAAGAACTGGCAGGGCCCCGACTACCTGCACTACTGGACGGTGAAGGGCCGCACCGACTACGTGGCCCTGACCAAGTTCTGGCAGCGCCACCCCAGCCTGAGCTTCTCCAACGCCAAGATGATGCTGGGCGGCTCGGCCAACAACCGCGCCCCCGAGTTTCGGGCTGGTGCCTGGAAGGCCAGCGACGAAGCCTACAAGGGCGAGCAGGCGGCGGTGCTGGTAGAGCGGGTAGCGGCCGAAACGCCCTTCAAGCAGGCCATGCACACGGGCTTCGTGGCCGCCGTGTACCACTGCGTAGCCAACGTGGAGGGCTTCGACGCCAAGATATTCATGGAGAAGATTCTCAAGCAGCCCCGCACGCTGGTGCCGTGCGCCAGCCACAAGCAGTACCTGGAGATGTTCGACCAAATCTACAACTACCAGACCCGCGTCGAAAACCGGGTACGCTTCGCCTAATGACCACGTACCAGCAACAGGATGCGCGCCACCGGGAGGCGGTGCGCGCCTACTACGACACGGGCAATGAAGCATTGCTCGGGCCGGTACTGGCCGAGCTACGGCCGCGCCTGGTGGGCTTCCTCAAAGGCAAAGGGATACGTGACTTCCTACAAGTGGAAGACCTGGTGCAGGAAGGCTTAGCCACTGCCCTGACTTCCCTGCGGGCGCACAAGTTTACGTTTGCCGGCACCGTGGCCGCCTGGGCGGTGGGCATCTGCTGGTACTGCTTTACGCACAGCCAGCGCAGCAATAAGCACAAGCCCAGCCAGCCCGGAACGCACGAAGACCCTTTCTTGCTGCTATCGACCGAGCTAGTCACGCCCGCCGAGGAATTCAGCCAGGAGGCAGCGCAGCACGCCGAAGCCGTAGTATCGGCCGTGACGCACGCCGTGCTGAACCTCGACGCCAGTGCCCGCGCCTGCGTGCTGCTGTACTACTACCAGGGCTTGCCCGAGGCCACGGCCGCCGCGAAGCTCGGCATTGCCGAAAGCCAGTTCAAAGCCCGCCTGCGCCGGGGCCTCACCAGCCTGCGCGAGTGGGGCACCCGCCACGCCCACCTGGCCCCGGGCGCCGACCTGTACGCGGCCCTGCTGCGGGTAGATAGTGGCGACCTGTTTCGCGAGCCTTTACGCCTAGCCTGCTAGGCGGGCTTCCCTCCCATGAACGGCTACACCCTCGCTAACCAATTTCGCAAGCTGCGCCCCAGCTTTCTGTTCTCCTGCATCGAAGCCGACCTGTTCTACGAACTAGTAGCGCTCTGCAACGAACGGAACTGGCCTACCGAGTTCCAATACTCAAACCCGCTTCTCTGTGCGACCCTCGGCATTTCGGAGAAATCGCTGATAAGTGCTCGCAACCGACTCAAGCAGGCAGGGCTATTGGAATTCACGTCAGGCCATAAGCGCAGCCCCACGGTGTACCGCTTCCTCGACCCTGATGCCGAAATACCCTTACCTCAGGTAAGCCAAAGCGGCACCCAATGCGGCAGTCAAAGCGGCACCCATAGCGGCAGCCAAAGCGGCACCTCTATAAATAAGGAAAAAACTAAAAGGAAAACTAAACCACCGGCTGCCGCCGGGGAGGTCGCGTTTTCTGACTTCTGGCAGGCTTACGGCAAGAAGGAGGACAAGCACAAGTGCGAGCAGCGCTGGAACACGCTGACCGCTGCTGAGCGTGAAGCTGCCCTGGCTCACATTCCGGGCTACGTCGCCGCCACTCCGGAGAAGCGCTACCGCAAAAACCCGCTGACTTACCTCAACGGCAAGTGCTGGCAGGACGAGGAACTGCCCGCCGACCGCACCCCAGCTCCCACTGCCCTAGCCCCCACCCCGCCTACCAGCTTCAACCCCGACGAGCTATTCGGCTACAGCCAGTCGGCCGCCGATGGCCTGGCCCAGGCCCGCCAAAGCCCCGAGTACCAGCAATACCTCGCCGAGCAGGCCCAGGCCAACGCCGCCCAGCTCCAACCCACCGACGCGCACGCCCACGCCGCCTAACCTTCTCACCCTATGCCTGTCACGCCCCTGCCCTTGCTATTGCCGGCCGTAGACCTCTCCGACGTGGAGCAGGCCACCGAGCAAGCCGGCCACGACCTGGAGCAAGCCCTGCTGCCGCTTTTCGTCTACTGCGAAAAGACCCAGGGCCGCCCCGAGCTATCCGACTACCAGTTCCGCCACCTGCAACTGATTCGCGCCGCCCTCGACGCGGTGGCCGCCTACTCGGTGCAGGTCGAACAGCGCCACACCGCCACCCAGGCCAACGTCACGGCCCTCAACCGCCAGCTGCACTACGCCTACGACGCCACCAAGCCCCACTCGCTGGAGCAGGCTATGCTCATCGACTGGCAGAGCATTGCCCTGAACCTGCTTGACCGCCTGCGCCGCCCCACCGAGGCCCCGCTTTCGCCGCTGGTGGCCCGCCTGCGCCAGTTGCCCGCCTTCGAGCACAGCCTGGCCCGCCTCGACTGCCCGCTCGACGTGCGCCAGCACCTGGCCGCCGTTTCCACCCGCCATTTGCCACCGCCCGCTCATGCCGCCTAACCTGCACCGCTTCACCACCCAGGCGGCGCACCGAGCGGCGCCCAACGCCCCTAAGCGCCCCAACCCCGCCGACGCGCTGCTGACGGCTACGGCCGCCTGGGCCGAGATGAAAGACTCGTGGTTCAACGAAGACCCCAACGGCCTGCCCACGCACTTCCCCACCATCGCCCCGCACTGGTCGTGGCTACCCGACGAGGTGACGCTCGTCACGGGCTGGCCCGGCCACGGCAAAAGCGAGCTGATGCTCCAACTCATGCTCACCAAGAGCGTGTACGACCAGTGGAAGTGGGCGCTGTACGTGCCCGAGAACATGCCCGCCCGCCGGGCCCTCAACAAGCTCGTGCAGAGCTACGTCGGCCGCACCACCAACCCCAAGGCCGGCAATGCCCGCATGAGCTTCGGCCAGTACGAGGACGCCGCCGGCTGGGTGCTCGAACGCTTCCACCTCATCAACCCGCGCCGGGCCGGCTCGCTGGGCGAGTTGCTACCAGTACTCCAGCACGCCGTGCACGCCTACCAGGTCAACGGCTGCCTCATCGACCCCTGGAACGCACTCTCGACCAACCTCAAGGACTACGGCGGGCGGGAGGACGAAATGCTAAAAAGCCAGCTCAACGACGTGCTCGACTTCGCCGAGGACGAGCACCAGTGCGTGGTGGTGTGCGCCCACCCCTCGGGCGACGCCCGCACCAAGGACAAGGAAATGAACCTGAAAGTACCCGACCAGTACAGCGTGAGCGGGGGCCGCATGTGGGCCAACAAGGTCGATAACTTCCTGGTGGTGCACCGCCCCTACGCCGACGACGACCCCACCAACACGGCCGTGGACTTCTACGCCCGCAAAATCAAGCAGGAGGGCCTCGTGGGCATGAAAACCCCCAAGGAGGGCGTGCGCCTGAGCTACGAGCGGGGCACTTCACGCTACCTCGACCCCAAGCTCGGCCACGCCCCGCTCGACGTGAAGGCCATCCAGAACTACCGCCAGCACGGCACCAACAACCCGGCCCCGGCCACCCAGGGCAACGTGCCCTTCCGCACCGACGGCCCCAGCGACTTCGACAACTGGCACCCCCACGGCAAACCCATTACGCTCCCTACTCCATGAGCTACAAAAAGCAGTACCCTGCCCTCAACCCGGCCCGCCGCCACCTGGTAGCCCTGTTACGCCGCACCCCCGGCCGCCGTGCGCGCTGGTATCGCCAAGCCCAGCGCCGCCGCCCCTGGCTGCTGCGCGCGTTGACCGCGGGCGAGAAGAACCTGGGGCAATACAAGGGCCTGACGGAGTACCTCGCCGGCCTGCTGGAGCCCTTCCGGCGCACCCGCCCCAAAGGGCACCGCCAGCTACAGGAGTTGCTCCAAGACGCCGACACCCGCCCGGTAGTCGTGGCGCAGATGCAGGAGCTGCAAACCTGCCTCGACCGCATAGCACCCGAATACCGCCGCCACGGCCAGCAGCTTGACCGCTGGCGCGAGCAGTGGCCCCGCCTGACCGCCCCAGCCCAACAGCGGCTACGCGAAGAAGAGAAAGCTATCTGCCTCAGCTACTACCACGATGGCATACACCTACTGGTAAAAGAGGCCACAACCGATGTCGAGTTTATCAAGCGGCTATGCCCCGAAGCCTTCGAGCCAGTGCCTGAGCCGTGGCTAGATGCCTCCACTGCCAAGCCTGGCCCAACGCCTTACTCTTCCTGACGCTGCGCACCGCCTCCTAAGTCGATACCAACCAGCCCGCCTACTGGAACATGCGGATACCAAAAACCAGCCCGACGAGGGCACCGAGCACTAAACCAACGAGGCCAAAAACGAAGCAAACCGCGTAGCCGCCGACGGCCAGGCCCACGATACCTAATACGACACTGAGCAGGCCCGCGCCGCCCACCACACACATACAGATATTGAAGAGCTTCATGGCCGCGAATATACCCGACCAACCAGACCAACCCCAGCCCGCACCGCCCCACCGCGATGCGGGCTACGGCGTGGTAGAGCCCACCGATGGCCGCGGCCTGCGCTTCGTGGCCTGGGCCGCCTCGCCCGACTGCGTGAAGGAGTTGTGTGCCATGGCCCGCAAGCATGGCCACCGCCCCACCCACACCGACCACTTTCTTACCGAATCCAAGCCGCACTAAAGGTCCATTTTTTATTGTTTAATCAATTATCTGTTTGTATCTTACAGTGTTTATTTCTCCTGCTTATGCTACCCCAGTACAACGCTCTTGACCACATGCCCGCCCCGCCCCCGATGCCCACGCTACGGGTTACTCCCAAGGGTATTCTCTACCTGCATACCAGCCTCAAGGAAGCGCTGGGCCTACGTGATGGGCTGCCCATCAACTTAGTGCCACCCATTTATGGTAGCTACTTCTGGCACCTCGACCTGCGCCCTACCGCCAGGTGCGAAATAGAATGGTATGATAACACCCCAATGCGCGCGCGGGGCATCCTGCTGCCGCCGGGCTTGGTTACCCAGCCCCTGACGCTGCACCTGCACACGCTGACTCCAGAGCACAAGGACTATTACCCCATGCTCGCCGGTCATGCCCTCACTGCCTAAGCCCACCCGCCGGCCCTGGCAGCCCGCCCCTACCAAGCAGGTGTACCAGCAGCACACTGCCCGGGACAGCCGCTATGATGGTGCAGCCTGGCAGCGAGTTCGTGCTGCGCAGAAAGCCAGGCAGCCCCTATGCCAGGCGTGCCTAAGTCAAGGACGCACCACAGCGGCTACGGTGGTGGACCACATCAAGCCTGTGCGCCTCGGCGGTGACTTCTACGACCATGCCAACCACCAAAGCCTGTGCACCTCCTGCCACCAGGCGAAGAGTGCGTCAGAGCGCACGAAACAGCCCCAGGGGGTAGGGGGTCAAAATCCTTAGGCGTCATTATGCCCACACCGTAGCCCAGCGTCTCAAACGCGTGCGTGCAAAACTGAGAGTAAAAAGTCCTTCACTTATTATATTAAATATAATCTATATCATGGCAGGCGGTAGACCACGTACTCCAACCTCGCAAAAGGCCCTTGGTGGTACTTTGCAGCCCTCTCGCACCAATAAAAACGAGCCCACGCCCGACGTGTATTTGCCGGTGCCTCCTGAGTGGCTGAGCACCCGCGCCAAGCAGTATTGGGCTGAAATTGGTGCGGTGTTATTGCAGATGAAACTCTGCACCATGGCCGATGGCCCAGCCATGCAGCTGCTCACAGAGGCGCTGGCCGAATGGGCCGAGGCCCGGCAGGCAGTTTACCGCGAAGGCTTAGTGTACGAAACCATGACCGAGAGCGGCAGCCTTATGCGGCGTGCCAATCCCGAAGTGGCCCAGGCCGCCGACGCTATGCGCCGGGCCATGCGCATGCTTACTGAGTTCGGACTAACCCCAGCCAGTCGCAGCAAGGTGTCGGCCCTGGGTGGCGATGACGGGAAAGACCCGTTCGAGGAAATGATGAACGATATGAAAGGATAGTATGCTCGCCCCCTGGCACCAATACGCCCACGACGCCGTAGCCGCCGGCCGCGCCGAAGCCGCCGTGCAGGAAAAGCTGCGCCCGATGGTGCTGCGCATTGCCAAGCTCAAGAAAGAAACTGATACCGACCACTCGGCTCAGATTGCAGCACTAGAGCGTAAACTCGAACCCCTACGCGTCCAACTGCGGGCCCTGCCCCTGCGTGTCGGTCGCTACACGTACCTAGCCTGCGAGCGCCACCTGCGCGACCTTGAAACCGGCCACGAGCGCGGGCTATCATTCAATGAGAAAGTAGCCAGCGCGGCCGTGCGCTTCTACTCATTTCTTACCCACAACAAAGGCCGCTGGGCCGGTCAGCCCCTCACACTGGAGCCCTGGCAGCAGTTCATCATTGCCAGCCTCTTCGGTTGGAAGCGAGCCGATGGCACGCGCCGGTTCCGGGAAAGCTACACGGAGGTAGCCCGCAAAAACGGCAAGAGCACCCTCAGCTCAGGCGTGGGCCTGCAACTCCTGACAGCCGACGGCGAGCAGGGCGCTGAGATTTATTGCGCGGCCACCAAGAAAGAGCAGGCGCGCATCGTGTTTGGCGATGCCCAAAACATGGCTAAGAAATCCGCGGCGTTAATGAAGAAAATCAAGGTGCAGCAGCACTCTATTTTCTCGCCGGCTACGCTTTCGTTTATGAAACCTATGTCGTCGGACTCCAACACCGAGGACGGCCTGAACCCGCACGGCATCATTATCGACGAATACCACGCCCACCCCAATGATGAGTTGTACAGCGTGCTCAACTCGGCCACCGGCGCCCGCTCGCAGCCGCTGCTCTCCATCATCACCACGGCCGGCTTCAACCGGCTTGGCCCCTGCGCCCAACTGCGCAAGGCCTGCGTGGGACTGTTGGAGGGCACCCACACCGACGACTCGTATTTTACCATCATTTTCGCCCTGGATGAGGGCGACGACTGGCAAGACCAAAGCACCTGGCCCAAGGCCAACCCCAACCTAGGGGTATCAGTCAAGCCCGACTACCTGCAAGAGCAGTACGGCAAGGCCGTGCGCCTGCCCTCGCAGCAAGTCAACTTCAAAACCAAGCACCTCAACCTGTGGACTGACAGTAGCGAGGTCTGGATTCCACAGGAACTGTGGATGCTAGGCGCGCAAGGCACAGCACTGGGAGCGCTGAAAGGCTGCAAAGCATGGGGAGGGCTAGACTTGGCCAAG